TCAGTCCTTCCGAGACATGGCGGCCACCCAGGCCTGCAAGCCGGCCAACCTATCGGCGGTCGCCTTGCAGGCGCCGTAGTTATCGGCGATGACGACCAGCGCCTGGCTGGCGTCGACCCGTTTGCCGATCGCCATCAGCTTAGGGGCGGCTTGCATCAACTGTGCCGGAGGCATCGGGAACGATGCCGTTGGCGGCGGCATCGTGGAGCCGCACCCAGCCAAGATCAAGCATGCAGCTAGCGCTGCTGTCTTTGCGGTCGACATACTGGATCACCTCGTCGTGAAGGGTTCGATAAACGGTTTGCGTGTGCTCAGCCGTGGCCGTGGCGCTGGCATCGATGCGCTGCGTGACCGCGTCTTGCCGCTGGATCTGCGCCAGCCGCGCCTTGTCCTGCAAGTCGGCCTGGCGCGCCGTATCGCGCTCGGCGGCGATGCCGCGCAACGACCAGCCGATCAGCAACACCCCGATCACCACCAGTAGCAGCACGACTTCACGCCAATAACGGCGCAGCAAAGTCATGAGCGCGATCATTGCCCGCTCCCCAACTTCTTGCCGAGCCCCAGCCCGGCCAGCAAGGCCCCTGCCCCAATGCCGTAACCCTGCAGGTCGAAAGCCTTGCCGGTCACGCTGCAGTAGATCTGCAAACCGAGACCGGCCAAGGCGAACACCGCACCCCAACAATACGAGGGCTCCAGCGTCTGGTTATCGTCGCCGGTCACCGCTTCAAGCCATTTGTGCATAACGATTTCCTCCATTCAAAACGCGCTCGGCGGCGCCGAATAGCGCCAGCCGCTCCGCATAGCCATTGAGCCCGCCGTTGATCGCACGCGTGACGCCGCGCAGGTCGCCGGCATCGGCCAGCGCCAAGCAGCCATGGCCGGCGAAATACCAGGCGGCCGACAACGCCGCGTTGGCCGGCAGCTCCAGCCACTCGGGGTGCGCCAGCAGATCCAGCCCCAGCGCTTTGCCGCAGGCGGCATAACCCGCACAGCCGGTGATCTGCAGCAAACCGCGCCCTCGATAGACCCAGCCATCGCCGCTGGCCTCGTCGCCATTGCCCATGCGGCCGGCGTACACCCGGTTGGCGATCTTCTGCGGCGCCCGGGCGTATTGCGCCGCCAGCGCGGCATCGAAATGCGTCGGAAACGTCGCCAACAGGCCGTCGGCCGAGTAGTTCAAGTTCTCGACCAAGGCCGACAACCCGGCCGACTCGACGCCCACCTGAGACAAAAACGCCGCGATGCGACGCGGCGTGTTGATCAGGTATTTAGCGCAAGCGGTCGACAACGACGCCTGCCAGCGCAAGGCCCGCGTCGGCGGACAACCGGTGGCGGTGGAAATCAAGGCGACATCGATCATTGCGGCCCCTTTCCATGCAGCGCGCCCCACAACATCGCCAGGCTCGCCGCCAGGCCGACAATCCACTTCAACACGCGGCCGATGAAATTCAACATGCGGATGGCGCGATGCGCCGAATCCCAGGTGTCGAGAATCTCCTCCAACCGCCGCTTTTGTTCTTCGGTCAGCTCGGTCACCCATCGCCTCCTTTCAGGCATGAAAAAAGCCGCCCGGGGGCGGCTGGTTGATTGGCCCAAAAGGGCTAGGTGTTAGCCGGGTATGGCGGCTTCACCGGTAGCGTGCTCGGAATCGTCTTCGGCTGCGGCTGATTGACGATCGACCGCAACGCTGCACGGTATTCCATGAACGTCACCACGTCGGCGGTAGTCAGCGTGGTCTTGCCGAGCGAGACGGCCTCGATGATGCGCTCGACTGTGACGCTGGTGTCGGCGAGTGCGGCTTTGGCAGCGGCTTGGTAGCTTGTCCACTGGTCAGCGGCGGTCGGCGCCGGGGGCCAGTCACCAGAAACCCTCTCCCAGCCTTGTGCAATGGCAAGGCTGCTCATCAACGCCACTTGCGCAGGGTCGGTGTCGTCGAAGCCGTGAATGGCATCGATCGCATCTTTGTAATATTGCATAGTCATTTTGATTACCTCAGCTCAGCCCACACACTAATCCCGGACACCCCGTTGGACGATAACGAATACCATGCTCCCGGAGGGATCAGCCAAGTGCCGCCAATGGTAGCGGTTGCAAGGGTCGCCCCTTGGAGAAGGAGCGTCCCGTTGATCGTCATTGCGATGCCAACGGCGGATGTAAGCGTCGCAGCCACATTCGCAATAATGGGTCTGCCAGTGGTGTTGTAATAAATGGCACCCGCAACTCGACTCGCCACAACATTCTGCCAGGTCTGCCCAACGCCCAGCCCGATCAGGTTTTCACCAGCAAAGCCACCAACACCGCTACCAACTGTCGGCGCACTGGCCCAAGCCCCTGCCGTTACCTGCGTAACCGTCGTCATGCCGACGATCTTGAATGCCGCATTGGTTAACGCAGCACTGCTGTACACCACACCAGCACTGTTGGCACCGGTACCGATCGCCGTCGTGCTGATAAGCAACGATTCGTCCAGATTGATCGACCCGCTGGTAATATTGACCACACCTAGCGACTCGGTCGCGCCATTCCACAGCGACAACCACACCAGCATGCTCGGATTGCCATTGGTGCTACCCAGCGTCGCGCCGCTCGGCACGGTCAACCACAAACTAGCGGTGTTGGTCGTTTGAGTGGATGGCCCGCCGCTTTGCGCCAAGCTGCGGTAAACCTTCGGGTACGGCGCGAGCACCCCGGTGATGGCATTCGCGTTCACGCTGGCGGTGAAGGGCGAGATCGATCCGGACGAGCCGTTGTTGGTGAACTGCATGACATCCGCGCCGCCGATTTGCAGAGCCCCCATGACGCCGGAGGCGTCACTTCTGATTCCAGTAGTCATCGTTGCCCCTTAATTACCAATAGCAAACCAGAAGTAATAGCCACTAGCAGCGGTATTACTAAATAAAGTCATCTGAGTTTTGGTTGGATTTCCAATATTTGCTCCTCTGGCGGAATTGTCACTACCACTGCAGGAGGACACTCCTGCGACAAAGGCAGTAGGAAATGGCGTAGGGAACGTGATCGTGGTCGAGCTATTCCCCGCTATCAAAGCAGATGTGCAAAACTGCAAAATGAACCCACCCGGCAATTGAATAGCCGTGCCATTTGCGTTGGTGACCACGCCCGACCCCGCCCCGAGCGAGCCTAGGCCGAGCTGCCCGAGTGAGTTAATCATGGCAACGGGTACTGACGGCGTACCCGGCGCCCCCATGTAAAGGCTGGCCGTGCCATTATTGGCACTAGCGTCAAGCACCAGATTATTCGCGGCGGTACCGCTGGCGCCGACCTGGATTTGAGAACCGAGGACTTTGCTCATTTATGCGACCCTCGCGATGGTGAACTGACAGCATTGGGTAAATGTGCCGCTTACGGCCCCATTGTTATGGGCACGGATCACTGCCCCTACCGGTAGCCAGCCAGTCCATCCACAACTCATTGGCGTGTTGGTGGAGTAAACCGTATTTGCCGCTAACATATTTGCGGCATTGAGCAGGTAAATCGGCGTCGTCAACTGACTGGAGTTCAGTGAAAGTCCCATGTTTGCATTCGTGCCACTGAATTGATCCGTATAACTAATTGAATAAACCCCTGCCGTGTTGATCGAGAAAGACGCCCCATTAACCGTGCTGTCGATATAAGAAATATCTGTCCCTTGGTTTACCTGCATGTTCGAGAACCGCCTGATCATGACGTTGGTCGAGCCATAGCCGTTCGCTGTATTTAACTGCACCATGCTTTGCGGCGTGGTCACATTCGGGGTACTGCCAAACGTCGCCGTCCCCGACACGTTCAATTGCGGCGTGCTCACGCCGCTACCGGTCACAATCGTCGCCATTTAGTTCACCACCCATACGGAGCCGGACGGGATCGTCACCGTCACGCCATTGTTGATCGAAATCGGCCCGGCGCTTTGTGCGTTGCTATTGGCCGGGATGCTGTAGTTGGTCGTGACCACCTGACCGTTCAATTCGAAAATCTGGTCGTTGCCGCCGCCGGTTGCGCCGCCGCCGATGTTGCCCCAGTTCATCGCGTTCGGATAAAAGCCTTCGAACTGATTGGTATCGGTATTGAAACGAACCGCCGGTCCGGCCGGCGCCGACGTGCGCTGCGCGCTATTGCCGGCGGGAAGCTGTGCGGAACCGGTCGGCGCGTCACGAGAGACAGCGTTCGGCAACGTGGCAAAGAAAGGCGCAGCGGGATAGATAGCGATATTCGCCGCCGTGATCTGCGTCTGGCCATAAGCCACCGTCACCACATAGGCACCGGCAAAACCACTATCCGGCGCCGGCGTGGTCTGCGTGCCGGTACTGGCCGCCGTGCCGGCCTTGGCCTGCACCAGCGCCACGCCTTTGCGCACGGTGTTTTGCGCCTGGCTGTTGTTGCCCTGCCCGGCGAACTGCTGCGCCGGGTTGGCGCTGTTGTAGTACGGCAGCATGGTGGCGTTGCTGTCGCTGTCCTGATAGCCGATCTGGATCAGGTAGTTGGCCGACTGACCGCTGACGGTCGGCGCGGCCAGCGTCAGCGCGCTGGCGTCGAGTGCCATGCCCTGCTTGACGATTTGGTGCGCGGTGTCGGCGCCAAGGGTGGAGAAAGCAGTCGAGTCGACGTTCTGCAAGCTATAGATCTCGCCCGGCGCCACGTTGACTTGCAGCGAAGCCGGACTGGTCGGCGCGACGGCGAAGCCGTTGATCAAAGTGTTGGAACCCAACACCGCGGCAGACAGCTTGGACAGGCCGAGCATGGCGTCCTTGCTCATCTGCAGCAGCGTGGTTTCAGGCAGGATCTGCCCGGGATAGACGATTTGACGGTCCATGGAAACCTCAAATAAAAAAGCCGCCCGTGGGCGGCTGGATGATCAATTCTGGCAGCGTTTAATTGCTGGTCGGTACCGGCTGAATGGTATTGCCCGCTTTGACCCATGCGGCCACGTCGGCGCGGGTGGCGAGGCACGATTCCATCGAGCCGTCAGGATAGGTACGTATGACCACAGCTTTCGTCGTGTCGGTGTACTGCCATGCGGTTGGTGTGCCTTGCATCATAGTTGGGCCCCCGTGAAAACGATTTTGCCGGATACGCTGTTGAAGTAAGTGTAGGACGACATTCCAGTGGAGGAATTTAATCCACCTCCGGTAAATGTAATCAATGCAGCATCGACACCTGCGAATGAAAAGCCAGCGACTGCAGGAGATACAGCCGCTGACTGGGTAAAGGTAAAGTGAGACGGAGAGGATATAACGGCTCCCGTAACGGGTATACGCGTCTGCACTTTAAAAATACACGCCATGTTGACCGTGTTTGTCAGCGTGTACAGCACAGACGGCAACGTAGATGTCGCGTTACTAGCGGCCAGACATGGCAAATACCGCTGACACCGCGCCAGTTCCGCTTCCGGCGTCGGCCGCTCGAATGCCGTGCAGAACGGCCCGACTTCAAGTTGTACGCCAGTTACTTTGAACGTTGCCCCGGCCATCTGCGCGATCTGGGTCGTGCCGCTGGCGCCAACGATATTACCGTTTGACCAAGCACCCGGCGTCGCGACGGTGGCACTGCCTTGGCCCAAACCGAAAATCACTTGTAAGCCCCCACCCGTACCCGTCAATATCCAACTACCCGTTGTATCGCCGGGAATATTGGGGATTTGGATCAGCGTATCCGCGCCAGCTACCGGAATGTTGAATGCAACAGGATAGGAACGGGTTCCCATCGGGTTACGCAGACAGACGGAATACAACCCAGCCACCGAGGCGTTGACGACAAACTGCAGGCTAACCGGCTTCGCGTTCGACGTGCCCCAGGCAAGCGCAGTTAAATTTTGTGACTCGATATCCTGTGTCAGGTTGATGTTGTCTGACGCAACCAGGGTGACGGCCGATGCCACGGTGAACTGAGCATAGGCGTCAAAGCCCATGGAGGTCGGACCGGCCACTTGCTGGAAGTTAATCTTGCCCGCCTGTGTTGCGCCAAATTGCCACTGATCGAGAACAAATGTGCCGCTAGCCGGCGTTTGGCTAGCATTCCCATACTGCTGCGCCACGCGCATCGCACCATTCACCAACAAGTTACGGAACGACAGCGGCTCGGAGGTGAACTGCCCAAGCTGCATAGCCTGCTGACTCTGCGTCGCAGGCGCCACCTGCTCCGCCCCGCCGGTACAGAACAGCAGGATGTACCCGCCCGTGCTGCCGATCGAGCTATTCCACTGCGCCCAGCAGTCGCCGTTGGCGATGATTTCCCCGCCCTGCAGCGCCGCGTGTGCGCCGCCAACCAGCTGTGCGGCACCCAGTCCGTCGTTGAGCGTGGCCGGGCCGGTGTTGGCGTTTTTAGCCTTGAAGCGCAGCACCTGGCCTTCGGCGCGCGCTGTCAACGCGGGCGACAGGTTCACGGCGTAGGCATTGGCGCTGCCGCTATCGAGGCCGAACGACAAGCCTTCGGTCTGGATGGCTTGCAGAAGGCCGCAAGGTAGCAACGGCGCCCCGGCAAAAGGCGCGATGTTGGCCGCGGTGATCTGGCTCTGCCCATAGTTCAGCGTCACCACATAGGCACCGACGAAGCCGGCGTCGGGTGCCGGGGTGCTTTGGCTGCCGCTGGCGGCGGCGATGCCGGCCTTGGCCTGCACCAGCGCCAGGTCTTTGCGCGCGGTGTATTGCGGCAGGTTGTTGTTGCCCTGGCCGGACAGCGGCTGTTGCGGGTTGGCGATGTTGAAGTACGGCAGCACCGCGGCGTTGACGTCTTGTTCCTGAAAGCCGATCTGAATCAAATAGTTGACCGACTGGCCGTAGGCGGTGGGCGCGGTGAGCGTCAGCGAGACGGCGTCGAGCGCCAGGCCCTGCTTCATCACGCTGTGCGCGCTGTCGGCGCCAAGGCTGCCGAAGGCGTTGTTGTCGAGGTTCTGCCAGCTGTAGATTTCGCCCGGCGCGACCACCACCTGCAGCGAGGCGGGGTTGCTCGGCGCGGTGGCGAAGCCGTTGATCAGGGTGTTGCCGCCGAACAGCGCGGAAGACAGTTTGGCCAGGCCGAGCATGGCGTCCTTGCTCATTTGCAGCAAGGTGGTGTCGGGCAGGATCTGGCCCGGATAGATAAGTTGGCGGTCCATGTTGTTCCCAGAAAAAAGGGCCCGCGGGCCCGTTGATTGACGGCTAATTGGCGATGCTGAGCCAGACCACGCTGCCGGCCGGTTTGACGGCCTCCACCGCGGCGAACAGATCGGCGTCCGACACCGGCGGGGTCAGTTGCACTGGGCCTGCGACGGCGCTGGTGCCATTCATGCCGAACGACCAGCTGGCGACGCCGGGCCAGCCGGCCGGGCCACTATAGGGCGGCCGGTAGGCGGTGACGAAGGCCTGGTACGGCAGGCTGACCGAGCCGACGCGGCCGGTGGCGCCGAGCGCGAAGCCGATGCCTAAGCCGCCGACGTCGGCCGGCCGTGCCGGTTCGACCACCACCGGCGCGCGGCCGGTGAGGTCGAGCAGCACCTTGGCCACGGCGGCATGGGTGGCGCGCTCGCGGAACAGATTCGCCTGCAGGCGGTTGCGGTAGCTGTCGTCGCTTTGGTTGGCGTAGCGCGGCAGACTATTACCGAAGAAGTCGAGCCCGATCATGTCGAGCCAACCGCCGCTGGCGCTACGGATGCGCGTCTGGTCGCGGGCGAAGCGGTACAGGGTGTGGCACCAGGCCAGCATCTGGGCGCAGCCGGTCAACACGGCGTCGAGCACCGGGTTGGCGTCGCCGAACCAGCCCGGCGGCAACAGGCCGCGCAAGCGCTGCATCATGTCTTGTTGATCGCCTGTCATTTAATTCACCGTGATCGTGCCAGGCCGGATGACCTGTTTTTGGTTGGCCGCCAAGTCCGCCGAGGCGCCGTTAAGCAGCACGCCGCTGACGTTGGTCACCAGGGGGCTCGCGCCATAGGCCAGCGCCACCAGCTGGGTGTACGGCAGCAGTTGGCCCAGCTTGAGTCCGGCGATGTATTTCTGCAGCGCGGCCGAGACTTGCTGCACCACGTCGTTGTGGTTGCCGCTCGGGTCGGTGGTCAGCGCCAATGCGACGTTGGCGCCGACCACTTGCGGCGGGAAGACCGCAAAGCGGCTGGTGAACGGCCGCACCGCGTCGATGGCGCTGGCCGCCGCCGACAGGAACGATGCTGGCGGGTTGCCGCTGCCGTCGTCGACCACGGCATAGAAAAAGCCGTACAGCGTGTTGCCGTTGTAGTCCTGGTTCTCGGTCAGGGTGTAGGTCACGCCCTGCTGCATGCTGGCCAGCGCGTAGCCGATGGCCGACTTGGTGGCCTTGGACAACGAGGACACCCATTGCACGAAACGGGCGCGGAAGGCGGCGTCGGTTTCCGGATCCTGACCGTTGGCGAAGGCGGCGGCGTTGCTCACCGTATCGACGCCGGCGATGCTGCCGACGATCACACCGACGGTGCCGGCCAGCGCATTGCCGGCGGCGCCGGCGGTCGAGGCCAGCACCGGCACGGTCAGCGCGGCGGTGCCGGCCGGCAGCAGATAGCCGCGGAGCGTGGCGTTGAAGGCCGGGTTATTGCTGTCGGCGATCACGTTGTACTGCTGCGAGCCGTCCATGGTGGCGACGATAGCCCCCAATGGAATCAGTGCGGCGTTACCCGGCGTGAAGCGGGCGAAGGCGACCTGGCCCGAGGCCTGTACCGCCGACAGGCGGGTGAAGCCGAAGTCGGCCATCCAACTGTCCAGATCGGCGCCGGAACAGGTGGCGGCGCGGGTGGTCGCCAGCAGATTGAGAATCAGCTGCTGCAGCCATTGCGCCACGCTGGCGTTGGATTGGGTGATCGCCAGCATCAACGAGCCGACGGTAAAGTCGACCAGCGCGGCGGCGCGGCCCTGGATGGCCGTGACCTGGTCGCTCACCAGGGTGGAGAAGTCTTTCAGGTTCAGCGTTGCCATGGTTTAACTCACATCGAAAGAAAGGGTGGTGGGCTCGCCGCTCGGCGCATCGGTGTAGCGGATGTCGACCGCCAGCGTGTCGCGTTCGGCGTGCAATTCGACTGTCGGCGGCGGATTGGCGGCCACGCAGGGCTCCAGGGCGAGCTGGCCGCGGATGGTGGCGGCTACCCGCGCCAGATTGCTGGCGGCGCCGACTTCGCGTCCGAGGCCGGCGCCGTAGTCCGGCTCGAACAGATAGTCGCCCGGGTTGGTCAAGAGCCGGCGCAGCAGACGCTGCTTGCCGCGTTCGATGCCGCTGGCCAGCGCCAGGTCGCCGGTGGGCGAGGTGGTCAGGTCGCCGCCGATGTAATGGTAGAGATCGCTCATGCTCAGTTCGGGCCGCTGGTATTGCCGCCCGCTCCATTTTCGTGGTGGGTATGGTTCGCACCGCTCTTGCCGGCTGCGACGACGTCGCCGTCGGCGCTGATCTTGCCGCTCGAATGCATGTCGCCGGACACCTGCATGGCGGCGCCCGAGCCGCCGGAGACGGCCATGCCGCCCTGCCCGACGATTTGCTGCGTCACTTGCAGGGTGTTGTCCATCTGCACCGGCCCGACGAAGTGGTGCTGGCTCGCCCGGTAAGTGGCGCCGGCGGCGGCGGTCAATTCGACCGAGCCGTCGTTGTGGAACTTGAGCAGCGAGCCCGACTGGTGCATGAGCCAGAATTCGCCGGATGGCACGGCCGGCGGCGGATGGCCGTCGTTGAACAGCCGCGCCAGCACCACGCCGCCGTTCATGTCGCCGTGCTCGAAGCCGACCATCACTTCGTCGCCGATCTGCGGCCCGGCGACGATGCCCCAGCCCTGCCCGACCGCCGGCGCGGCAAGCCGGATCCAGCCGGTTTCGAATCCTTCCGGCTGGATGCTCACTTTGACGGCGTGGTTGGCCGGGTCGTAGCTGGTCAGGGTGCCGAGGCGCTCGAAGGCGCCCTGGGTCGCCGCATGGGCCGACAGCGCCTGGATCAGTTCTCTCATGTCGTCTCCTTGTTGGCGGGGTTGCGGTTCGTTGCGCTCAGCGTCATGACGTAGCCGTTGTCGACACTGAGCGAGCGTTTGACGTGCTCGACGTAATACAACTGGTCGAAGCCGGCGCCGGTGCCCTGCACCCGCACCATGCAACCGGGTGTGAGCAGGTTGTCGCCGGGCAGGCTGCATTGCATGCTGACTTCGCGCACGGCGATTTGCTCGTACAGCGTCTTGGCCAGCGCCTTGGCGCGCTGCACATCGAGACTGCTGCGCACCACCTTGTACAGCTGGGCATCGGACGCCGCGTCGGGCGGCCAGGACGCCTCGACGCCCTTGCCGTTGAGCCAGCTCTGCACATGTACTTTCACACCGCGCGCCAGCGTCATGTCCCGTTCGAACAGCAGGTCGTCGCCGACGTTGCCTTGCGGGTAGGCGAGCGCCTCGTCGGGCGGACGATAGCGGATCACGTACTGATCGGCTTTTGCGGGATCCGGCGCCGGCTCGTAGTGCAGTTCCTCGCCGAGGACGTAGACGCGAAAGCCGTCCATGCCGGCGAAATAGGTCAGCAGATCCCATTCGCAGCTGTCGCTGGAGACATGGTTTTGGTCGTGCTTGTAGATGCCGCCGACCTGGGTTTTGGTGGCCGTCACCACCGGCTTGAGGCCGCGCCGCTGGGCCAGCAGTGTCGCCACGTCGCTGGTGGTGCGGTTGGCGAATTTCTCGCTGGTTTTGTTATCGAGAAAACGCGCGGTCAAATCGCGTCCACTGATTTCGATGTCGAAGCGTGCCGGCTGGTAACGCCAATGGTCGATCTGGCCGACCAGCATGGATTGCCAGGCGACCCCGGACGGGCCTTCCACGCCGATATCGATGGAAACGCCGATCTGCTGCTGCTTCGCCCACCAATCGGTCAGGCCCATGTCTTTGGGTAGGCAGGAAAGCGGCAGCACGGCGCTGAAGGTATCGGCGCTAAAACCGCCACTGGCCTCGATGTCGAGCGAGGCGAACGGCACCGCCTTCCCATTGAGACGTAAACGCCCGGCGACTGCCCGGGCGTTTGCGGTCTGTTGCGGGTCGTTGAGTATCATGCCTGCTCCCTCGGGATGCGCATCTGCTGAATGCCGACGATCTGCGGGTCGTCGCGCCCGTTGGCGGTGGCGATGCCCGGCCACTTCGCCTGGTCGCCGTAAGCATCGGCGGCCAACCGTTGCAGGCTGGTGTTGCCGGTGGTGATGGTTTGCACGCCGTTGGCTATCGGGCCGGCCGCCAGGTTCTTTTGCAGCCGGCCGAGCACGCTTTGCAGTTGGTGCACGACGGGCTGACGCGCGGCATCGTTCATCTGCGCGATCACCCGATCGACCGCCGAGGCCACCGGATTACCCGGCAACAGGCCGCCCAAGGTGGCATAGCGTTCCAGCGGCTGCGCCTCTTGCGCCAACTTGCCCAAGGCGTGCTGCGCCGACTCGACCTTCTGCAACAGTTGCTGTGCCTGATCGATGGCTTTACCGGCCTGGGCCTTGACGGTATCGACGGTTTGGCGGACATCGTTGACGATGCCGGTCACCGTCGGATCGTTCAGTACCTGGCTCAGGCCGAGCGCCGAGGCGATGTCGTTATCGATCAGGTCGTCGGGCGAGGCAGCGGCGGGCGCGTTGCTCGGCAACGGCGCCGGGCCAATCACCAAGAGATCGATGCCGTAGCCCAGCCGGTAGGCATGCTCGAAGCGTGTGGTCACGCCGGCGATCAACACGGTCAACGCATAGTGGTCGAGGTTGAACAGCAAGGGCTTGCCTGCGTCGCGCAAGGCTTCCAGGCGCTTGGCGCGCGTCTGGGCCGAAGCGCCGACCAGCCAGCCCGACCAGGTCAGGTTGTCGTATTCGACCCCCAGCACATCGACGATGCGGCCACCGCCCACCAATTTGTGCACCGCCGTTTGCTGTTGGGCGCCGACGGTGATGGCCTCGGGCACTTCCAGCCCCTGGAACTCGAAATCGCCCAGCGTGAGCCGGGTCAGGTTGCTCGGCCCATCGGCCGTCATTAGATCTAACAATCGCATGGATCAACCTCCTCCATAGCCGTAGTTGGCCGCCCCGGGCCGCCGCGTCGCCCGCGTCGGATCGGCCTGTCGACCGCCGCTCGCCGGCCGGTTGGCCGCTTTGGCTTGGGCGGCGGTGACGGTGGCCGCCAGCACGGTTTTGCCCTCGTGTGTGATGTAGAGATTGGCCGGCCCGGACTGGGCGGCGCGACCGCGCGGCGGTACCGGCGGCACCATCGGCGCGGGCGGCATCTTGGGCGCCGTCGGTACGGCGGTAGCGGCCTTCTTGCCGCTCGTGTCGTCGCCGCCCCCGCCGAAGAAGCTGACCATCTTCTTCAGCTTCTCCCAGGCCGCCTGGATGGCATCGCCCACCCCGCCGAGCGAATTGCGGAAGTACCACAGCGCGCCGACCACCAGGGCGATCACCAAGGTAATCCCCAAGACCACCGGGTTGGCCATCAACGTCATGCCCAAGGTCGACAAGGTTTCGCCGAACAGGGCGACCAACTTGACGCCGAAGTTGAGCGCGCTGCCGATCGGACCGCTGATCAAGCCGCCGATGGTCTTGAAGGCGTTGCCGGCCTGACCGAGCGCGCTGACGCCGCGCCCGATGGCCGGGCCGATGCCGCTGTCGATGATCCCGCGCATCTGCGTCAATCCCGAGCCCAGCGCCTGGAACTTGGCGGGCAAGCCGCTGGCGGTGAAGACCTTCGATAAGGCGCCGAAGGTCTGCGACAGCGCCGACAGCATGGCCGGATCCTTGCTGATGTTGACGGCCGCCTTGGTGATGCCGTCCATCAACGGCCCCAGGTTGGCCGGTAGCGGTTTGCCGGTCAGCTTGGGGATGGCCTGTACCAGTTGGTTGACCTTCACCAAGGTGGCGACCGGCCCTTCGAGCTTGTCGCCGCCCTTGCCCTTACCTTTGCCCTTGGCGCCGGTCTTGGCGAGATAGAAATCGGCCACGCTCTTGGCCACGGCAAAGGGGTCGAAGCCTGCGCCGCCGGCGGAGCGGTCCGAAGTACCGCTTTGTGCGCGTCGCCGTGAACGCGCGCCGCTCCGCCCGGCTGTCGAGGAATCCGCTTTGCCGCCAGCCAGTTGATCGACCAAAGGCTTGGCCGATTTGTAAATTTCTCCCGCCTGCTTGGCGGCGGCGATGAAATCGAAACCGTCTTTCTTGTCGCCCGATTTGCCGCCCGCCAGTTGGTCGACCAAAGGCTTGGCCGATTTGTAGACTTCGCCGGCTTGCTTGGCGGCGGCCAAGAAATCGAAGCCGCCCTTCTTGCCGCCCGATTTGCCGCCGGACAACTGGTCGATCAGCGGCTTGGCCGATTTGTAGACTTCGCCCGCTTGTTTGGCGGCGGCCATGAAATCGAAACCGCCGCCCGGGCCCGCGCCACCGTCCTTGCCGCCCGCGGCGGCCTTGCCCTTGCCCCCGGTTTTCGCCCGCGCCAAGGCCTTGCCAAAGCCGCTGTCCATGGCTTCGCCGCCGCCCTGGTACAGCTGATAGAGCTTCATGCCGCCCGAGGCGATCTGGTTGATCTGCTGCGTGATCTGGTTGATTTTTTCCAGCCGGGCGGCAAAGGAGTCCGACGCCTTGTCGGCTTCCTTGACCTGCTGAATGACAGCGGCCAGTCCCACCTTGATGCCGTTGTCGAGCGACAGGGCGAGCGCAACGGAAAGAGTTGTCTCGTTAGCCATATGTCTTTGCCCCCGCTCAGTTGAAGTCGGCCAGGGTCGACTGGCTGATAGCCTGCAATAAATCGCCGGTGCTGGCGGTCAGCGCCGGCTCGTAGGTCGCGTCCGACGGCTCGGTCAAAAAGCCGCCGTAGCGTTGATCCAATAAAGCGATGCCGCGCGACACCGCTTCCTCCATGTGCTGCTCCTGGCCGTCCATGACGGCGCTCAGGTGCGCGGCCAAGGCGCCGAAACTATCCATTGGCATGTGCTTGCTCCTTGAATTTCATCGCACTCCAGTCCCATTCGTTGCCTTCGATCTCGCTGAAGACAATCGACATCGCCACGCGCTCATGCGCGGCCAGACGCTCGCACTCGAAGACCCGATCGAAAGGAACCCCGTTTTTCAGCAGCCAACAGCGGCCGCGAAAATCGGGGTTCTGCGTCAGTTTTTTGCGGCGGCCAACTCGGCATCGCTACGCGCCTGTTCCAGCCGCGCCAACAGGTGATCGTTGACGGCGACCATGCCCTCGGTGCCGAGCTGTTTGAGCATGTCCTCGATCTGGGCGATGCTGGCCGGGAAGCCGAAGAAATCGTCGTCGATGTGCGCCACCATGGCCGCCGGCAAGGCGAAGCCGTTCATGTACACCGCGTTGGTGGACAGCTCGCTGCCGACCGCCATGACCAACCGCGCTTGTTGCAGCGGATCGAGTTCGCGTAGTTGGATGACGCGGCCCAGGCTGTCGGTGACACGCTGAAATTGCGGTTGGCGGGTTTGGCGGGTGTCGGTGTTGATATCGGATTGTTCGCGCAAGGTAACGGTATTCATCTCGTGGTCCTCTCGTCTCGAGTCGTCGGGAAAGGCGCGGCGGCGGGGTGACGATTTCCCGCGCCCTGCCGGGCTGCCGCGCAAAAAGAAAATGCCGGCCCACTCGGGCCGGCATCGGTGCCGTTCAAATCAATCGATCGTTACACCATCAGACGGCGGCGGGCGGTAAAGGTCACCGACTGACGGATGGTCTTGTCGCCCTCTTTCTTGCCCGCGCCTTCCAGCTTCAGGATCACGTTGGTGTAACGGAAGGTCGAAGTGCTGCCGTCGACTTCCTGGATGGTCTCGGTGATGGTGGCCGGCGGCTGCGCCACACCGTTGTAATAGTCGGACTCGAACTGCGCCCACCATTTGTCCAGGGTGGCGTCGGTACGCTCGACCTCGAAAGTACCGCTCCAGCCCTTGGGCACCAACAGCTCGTCGGTTTGGCCGTTGAGCGGGGTGATTTCGGTACTGGTCGTTTTCGGCTTGGAATCGAAGGACATGATCTTGCTGATACGCATCGGACCGTTCGGGGTATTGATGTCCAGCGACACGTCCTTGCCGGTGTTGAATCCACCTAGCATTACTCTCTCCTCGGAAATAAAAAATGCCCCGCCATGGCGGGGCTAAAGTGGGTTCGCTCAGCTGCGCGGGTTGTTGGCCACGGTAATGCTGACCGACTGACCGCCTTCCAGATTGATGAGGAAGTAGCGCACCACGGACAAGTACTTCACCTGCACGTCGGCCTGCATATAACCCAGCGCCACGCGGCTGTCCGGGTTGTTCTGCTTGTCGATCTGCACCGAGAAGGCCGGCCCGCCGTTCGGGTCGCCGATCATGTTCTGGTCGACCAGGTTCTGCAGGAAGCTTTCGATGGTCGACTTCACCTGGCGGCGCAGGTCGGCGGTATGCAATTGGCCGACCACCCAACCGAACGACGCGGCCAGCGTCAAGCTGAGGTAGTTGGTCATACGGGTGTAGTTGTCGCCGTTCTGCGCCGGGTTGCTGGCGCAGTTGAGGCCGCTGCGGTGGCCGAAGTAGCTGCCGCCCGGACACGGATTGGTGATCACATCCAGCCGCGCGGTATTGATGGCGCCGATCTCGCCGTTACTGTACGGCTGTTGCGCCAGGCTACGCTGCGTGCCGGTGGCGTTCGACAAGGACTTGTTCAACACCGACAAGTGCGGCGCCAGACCGGCAACACGCGCGGCCGAGAAGGTCGCCGGCGCCAGCATGCGGTTTTGGCCGTTGACGGTGTCGAACCAGTACACCCAGTCCCCTACCAGCACTTTGAGGCCGTAACCGTCCACGCCGGCAGTGTTGAGACTGCCGGATACCGTGGCGTAAGACGCGCCGGCTGGGCCCTGGGTGACCACGTAGGCGCCCTCGCCCTGACCATAGCTCAGCATAGCCGGCCACTGCGTCGAATCGGTCAGATCGACCAGGTTGACCACTTGGGCGTTGGCACCGCGCAAGGCGTACATGCCCTTACGCGCCGGAGCGGTCACGCCATCGGCCCCCACCAGCATGGCATCGGTCACGCCGGCCGCACCATCGCTGCCGCCGGTAAAGGTCACGCTTTGCGTGCCGCCGGTCAGTTGCGGCGCCAAGCTCGACGCGCCCACGGTCGCCACCACCAGTTGCGACGGGCCGCGAATACCGCTGATGCCGTTATTGACGGCATTGACCAGGCTCTGCCACAACGCCGCGCCGCTGCCGACCAGGTTGTCGAAAATTTCGGGCTGCACGCCGGGCATGGTGACAATCAGCTTGAAGCTGTTGGCCGCCGTGCCGGCAGTCAGCGCCGCCGACAGCGTGTTACCGAGCGAGCCGGTATACATGGCGGTCAGGGTGGCACCGGTCGCCGGCGTGGCGGCCGAGTCCTTCAGCGTGGTGGTGGCCGCGGCGTCGGTGCCGTCGGTCACGCGCACCGCACGGAGATTGGATGCGCCAAGCTGGATCGATACCGCGATGGCGGTGGCCAGGTCGTACTTGCGCACTTGCTGTACCCCCACCTTCAAGGCGGCGTCCGCCGGCGAGCCGATCAGCATCGGGCTGTTGACCGCGCCCCAGGAGGCTACGCCGACGATGCCGAGAATATCGGTCGGCACGCCGTTGATGTAGCGGGTCTTGGGCGGAACTTGCTGTACATAGAGATCGGGCGCGGACAGCGCGGCGGTGTTCAAACTGCCTGCCGGATAAATAGGCATGGCTTCCTCCAGAAAAAAGCCGCCAAAACGTGGCGGCGGTCGGTTGCGATCAATTCAGGACTTTGAGTACCTGGCCGGCGTTTTCTCCGGCCAGGATGGCGTCGACCTGTTGCGGGTCGTCGATCTTGTCGCCGATCCGATAGTCGGCGAAGGCGTGTTTGACGATGAGCGCGATCGGCGCTGGTTGATTTTCCATGGGAGTCCTCAGTTGTTACGGGTAAACAAGGGTTGCCCGGAGAGGGCGTTACTGCCGTTGAGTTGCACGGCGACGACTTGCGTTGCGCCAGCCGTGATGGTGGTGGCGTAATCGATGTTGTATGCCAGGTCGCGGCGGTACTGATTGGCCACCGCCGGCGGCTCGGATTGGATGGTGTAGGCGTACTGCAAGATGCCGGCCGAACCATCGGGGAAAGCGATGTTGCCGATGCCGGCAAACGCGGTGTCGAGCGCCTTGGCGATCTGGTCGCGCAAGGCGGTGCTCGGCGCCCACACCGAGAGCATGAAGCGCTTCTCCTGCCGGCGAAGTTCGCTCACCACCTTACCGGCGGCGCCGACGCGCACCAGCGGATTGGCACGCGGTGGCAAGGTCACCGTCGCCCCGCTGCAGCTGGCGCCCGGAATCATGGCGGCCAGGGCAACGGCAATGCTCGCCAGCGTGTCGGCCGGCTGCACCGCATAGACATAGTCGATGCCGGCGAGCTGGATCAGCACGTTGTGCGGACCCGCACTGCCGCCCAGGGTGACGACATTGCCTTGCAAAGCGGCGGTCAGCGTCGGTGCGGGCGCTTGCTGCACGCTCCAGGCTTGGCCCAGGAAACGGCTGGATGGCCGCTCGCGCGGTAAGGAACACACCGAAACGTGCGCGACGCCCGCCGGCAGGTCGTTGGCCAGGTCGGCCGACGACGGCCAGCCGCTATAGATTTTGATGTTGGCGCCGGTCAGGCTCGGCTGGCCGCTGCCATTCGGGTACAGCACTGTGCTCGCCTGGGTGACCAGGAACGACAGCACATCCGACAAATCTGCCATGGGAATCTCCTTTACGGGGTAACGCTGCGCCGGCGAGCCAGCGCACTAACAGTGCGCGATCCAGCACCAGCGCGACGCCGGTATCGGCATAGCGCAGTGCGATGTCGTGCCGCGCCAGCGCCTCGACCACCGCCGCGCGGCCAGAGGGCAAGCGCAGGCGCTGGCCAAGCCGCACCGGCAGGGCCTCCAGCCGGGGAACGCCAAATTGGTAATGCATGACGGTTCTCGCTTCGCCCCGCGGCGGCGCGCCGGGCATAAAAAAAGCCCCGCGAAAACGCGGGGCCGTAGGGGAAATAAAAAAACCCGGCACGGTGGCCGGGTTTGTTCTGGACGCAAAAAACCAGCCATCCGGCTGGTTTTTTACTCGCCACTGAGGCGGAATCAAATTGTGAGTCTATTATACATGATCTTCGGCGATTGTCAAGACATTTTCGTCGAAATTCGTTTTTTAGCACGATTCCATACCGCCATGGTCAATCGCGCCACTTGCGCGTCGTAATCGGCGATCGCCAAGCCCAGCTGGCGGCACACCACCCGCGGGTGACTATCGCGATAGTGGCCATCCTGGCCGCGGAAGCCGCGATAATGCGCCAGCAGCAGCGCCTGCTCCTTGCTATTGCAGCCGTCGGTGATGCGTTGCCGCCCGCCGCCCAGCGAAACCTTCATTGCGCCATAGGTGATGGCCGCCTCGACCGCCAGCGCCAGCCGTTCGTCGAGCGGCGCCGAGCTCGCACCGGCAGACCGGCAGGCCAGGCAAGGCTCAAGTGCTTCATAGCATTGCTCGCAGCGCTGGCTGCGAAAGCGCCCTTCCACGCCTTGCGCACGACCGCGCGTCGCACCTAGGCGCTGCCAGCGCCCCCACATTTCCAAAGCCTCCACCGCATCGACGCCCGCCATCCGAACCACCGAGAGATCCGCCAGATTCATCATGCCCCTTTCCGATTTCGTGCAATATGTGGACGATGCTGCAGTTAGCACTACCAAAAAAGGCAAACTATGGTTTAATGATAACTGCACAGCAAGTTATAAACGTTATACATATCTTAGCTGTAGTTAAGTTTTTATGCAAATACTTTCTTGTGGTTAACTTTATGCAGACGCTTTCCGAACGCATCCTTTGGCGACTCGAACAAACCGGCAAAAAGAAGGCAGGGCTCGCCCGCTATGCCGGCATCGCCGCGCCATCCGTCACCAAGTGGATCAATGGCGAAACCAAGCGACTGGAAGGCTCGAACCTGCTCAAGGCGGCCGAGTACTTGGAGTGCGATCCGGCCTGGCTTTCCACCGGCGAGGGCGACTGGCAGGTCAAGGCCTTGCTGCGGCCGATCCAGCTATGGGAACAGGAAGAGGAGTTGTCGGAAGACCAATATGTGTTCATTCCCTCACTGGAAGTGAAGCTGTCAGCCGGTGCCGGCACCGCCATCTGGCACCTGGACGAAGCCGGACAACGCCAGGCTTACACGCGCAAATGGGCATCGCGGGTCGGCATCGACCCGACCTGCGCCGCCACCATGGTGGTCAGCGGCAGCAGCATGGAGCCGCGCTATCAGGACGGCGATAGCATCGTGGTCGATTACTGCCAACGCGATACCATCATCGACGGCAAGGTGTACGCCATCGCGCTCAATGCGGAAGTGTTCATCAAACGCCTGTTCAAAGAAGTGGATGGCTCGATCCGCATCGTCAGCGACAACACGGACAAAATCCGTTACCCGGATAAGATCGTCTCGCCGCAGTTCATGGATCGCCTGCAGATCATCGGCCGCGTGGTCGCACTGGCCGGCAGCGCGACCTAGCCTTCGACTTCGAACCTCATAAACCCAAGACACAGCGGCCGCCCGGCAAATATCATGGGAAAAGCCGAAAGCTTTTATCCCAAGATTTGCCGGGCGGCCGCCCTTCCCCTTCTTCGCGTCATGAGTGGCTTCCAAGACCGTTTCCGCATCGAAAAAGCAAAGCTTCGACTCTCCGCGAAAGATATCGCCCGACAAGTCGGCGTCTGCCAGCAGACCGTATACGACTGGCTAGCCGCGCGACAACACCCACGGATGCACCATCTGAGCTCGCTGGCTGCCCTGCTCAACGTATCGGCCGACTACCTGCTGTACGGCACGCACGATTCGCAGCGCCAGCAATTGCTGCAGGACCTATCCGCCACCCTCCCCCAGCTCTCGACCTATCAAATCACCATCCTGCTGCACGCCGCGCTGGAATTTCGCCGCCGCGAGCGGCAAAACCCATGAAAGCTAGGTAAGCGCAACGATAGCGAACCCACCCTCTTCGGCCTAGGCTTGACGTCCTCCGGCTGGCGCCCCGGCCACCGGATAGCGATCATGTGTAGAGAGAAAACAAACAATGAACAGTAGACAAGCGCACTCGCCAGCCTCCGTCGGTCAGGAATTGGAAATCGTACTGATGAATTTGAGCGTCATGGAAAGACGCCTCGCCCATACGGTGGAAAGCATGCGCTTGGATTTGATCGTGCTACGCGAACGGATCAGGCGGGAGTCGGACAATAAAAAACCCGGTGCGATCGCGACCGGGTAATTCGCTACATTCACGAAATGGCATCACGCGCAGGAAAACAAAGGGCAAGAAAAACATCAGTCAAACAGTATCCGAAATCCACCCCTTTGATTTCCTGCCCGCCGGGCCAACAACCGCCCCTTCTCTTCGAAGCAACGAAGCGTCATGCGGCTTTGTGAGTTTGCACATAGTCCTTCAGGATGTCATTGATGCGCGACTGCCAGCCTTCGCCGGTGGCGCGGAAGGCGTCGAGCACGTCGGCATCCAGCCTGATACTAATGCTCTCCTTGGTCTTGTCTGCCTTGGGACGCCCTCTAGAAGGTTTCATCTTGGCGAAGTCGGCCGAACTAGCCTCGAAGGTATCCGGGTCAGCAGCAATGCCAGCATTGATGGCCGCATCTTCTGCATCATCCGGGACAATAAGAACCCGCCCGGAGCGGGTTTTAACTGTGTTCGGCATAGTAAGCCACCTCTCTTTTGTTTGCCTTGCGAAGGCTGATAACACGCCGGGAATCGCCCCTGTCCGTGTAGACCGCACAATACAGCCGGTCGGACATGATCACGAACGACACCATGCGCACTTCGCCGTATTCCTTGCGACCGTCCTCCGAGCTGAGTGCCGTATCCCATTCCAGGCCTTCGGCTTCGGACAGCGACAC